ACGCCTGCGACCTGCAGACCGGCGGCGACGTCATCGTCACCGCGACCACGAACGCTGCCATCTACAGCGTCCAGTGGGGCGGGGCGAGCTACTACAGCGGCGGGACGCGCGTCGAGCGCAGCTACCTGCCGGCGGCGACCCTCTACACGTCGAGCGGGGTGGATCCCTACAACGCCTCGTACGTGTACGTCGTCGAGGACATGCAGTCGCAGGCGTTCAAGGCATCGGTCGACGCGGCCATCGCCATGACCGACCTGAACCTCAACTACGTCATGGCCCTTGGGGCCGGGTCGACAGCGTCGGGGCTCTCTGGCCACGAGTTGACGGCCACTGGTCGCGCGACAACCGCCACCTTCCCCTGGCGCGTGAGCGACTTCGTGCTTGGGGACCCCACCAACGACGTCGATGCGGCCGATGCCGCCGTTGTCTGCTTCGCCAATGCCGGGCGCCGCGAGCCGGCTCTCGAAATCGGCGGCTCGCTCGGAACGTAGGAGACCACCATGGCGCAAAGCTCAAACGACCACTGGGCCGCAGTCGAACCGGTCGTCAACCGGAAGTTTTACGGGATCAGCCAGAAGATCCCGTCTCAGTTCGACAAGATCGCGCACGTGTCCTCCGACGACGAGCCCCAGCGCTCGGCGGTGGAGTGGGGCGGCGCGCGCACCCTGACCCTCAAGGCCGAAAACGCCGCGGTCCAGATGACGACCATGACCCAGGGCCCGGTGAAGTTCTGGTACACCCAGACCTTCGCCGGAGCCGCGACGCTCTCCCACGAGCTCGCCAAGGACGTCAAGAACCGCTTCGCCAAGCTGGGGTCGGCCATCGGCCAACTCGGCGAGGCCGCCCACATCACCCCGGAGCTACTGTTCGCCCTGTTCATGGACCGGGCCTTCGACAGCAACTACCCGGCGACTGCGGATGGCGTCGAGATGTGCGGCACGCACACCCTCCCGGGGGCGGCGGCCGGCACCAGCGCCAACGAGCTGGCCATCCCCTCGGCGCTCGACCAGGCCTCGCTCGAGGAGGTGCGGATCGCCCTGCGCGGGATCAAGGGGCCCTCGGGCAACCTGGCCCCCCGGCGCATCCGCAAGCTGGTGGTGCCACCGGCCTACGATGTCATCGCCGAGAAGCTGGAGACCACCCGGCAGTCGGTGGGCGACGCCAACAACGACGACAACGTCATGCGCGGCACGAAGTCGATGGTGTTCGACTACCTCGGCAGCTCCACCCGGTGGTTCGCGCTGACCGACATGATGGACGAGGAGAACGGCCTGTTCTGGGACTGGATCGAGAAGACCCAGTTCATCACGGACCAGGTGCCGCTGCTGCTCCAGAAAATCTACGTGACGTACTTCCGGGCTCGCTACGGCATCGTCGACTGGCGCCACGTCTTCGGCGTGGCGGCCACCTAGGAGGCACCCATGGGCGTGACGAACCTCCCCGGCGGCATCAACAGTCCGAGCATCGGAAGCGGATGGACCGCCGTTCCCGGCAAGGCGTTCTATGTCGGTAACCGCACCGGCCTTCCGTCCTCGAAAGGCAAGGATCCGGACCACCCGTTTGCCTCCGTGGCGGCGGCGCTCCCTTGGTGCCAGGACGGACGCGGAGACGCAATCCGAATCCTCCCCGGCCACGTGGAGGCCATCGACGCCGCCGACAAGTGGTCGAACCTCGCAGCCACCAACGTGCTCGTCGAGGGGTGGGGATATGGCAACCAGCGCCCCATCATCCGCTGGTCGGCGGCTGGCGCGACGCTGCTCATGGACAAGGCCGGGTTCGTGATCCGCAACTGCCGGCTTCAAATGGCCGGTGACCCCGCGGCCACCGCCGCGCTGACAGTGGCCGCCCCGCTCACCATGTCGGCCGCCGGCTGCGGCATCGCTGGCTGCGACTGGCAAGTGGGGGTGGATGCCGACCAGATCGTTACCGTCGCTGTCACCACCACCGCCGCAGCCGATGACTGCTTCATCGAGGACAACTACATCGTGGGCGACCCGACGGCCGAGATCACTGCGGCCGGCACGGTCATCCGCCTCGTAGGTGCCGACCGAATGAAGATCCGGCGAAACGTCATCTCGGCGGCCCTGGCGACCGACACCGACGGGCTGATCGAGAGCCTCACCACCGCGTCGCTCGACCTCGACATCAGCGACAACTATTTCAACTCAAGCGGTTCCGGTTCCACGTGCTGCCTCGACTTCGGCGCGGCGCTGGCCTGCACCGGGCGTCTGCAGCGAAATCTGTGCAAGGTCGACGCAGATGGTACCGCTGGCACCGTGGTGCTCACTCTGCACGCGAACGACAACTTCGCGCTGCTGGACAACTTTTTGGTCAACAACAAGAGCGAGCGAGGCCTCGTCATCGGCACCGCCTCTGTGTAGCGGCCAACGGCCGCGGAAAGGGTCCGCCACATGTCGAACAGGCGAATGGGGTCGGACGACGGGACCGTGCTCTTCGCCTGCTCCATCTGCGGCATCCCGGCTCGCTACCCGACCGAGATGACCTACACGGCCGAGCGCACCTTCCGGTGCTTTCGGCACGCGGACACAACCACGAACCTGGAGGAGGCCCGCAAGCACGGACGTCACCGCGCTCCGGGCGATGCCCCGGTCTTCCCGGTGGGAGTGATGGCCGTCTGGCAGGTGATGCCGGAGTAGCATGGCACAGGGAACCACAGACACCTGGGCGGCGAGCCGCGATCAGATCATCGCGGATGCGCTGTCCAAGCTGAGCGTCGTAGGGCCGGGCGAGGAGGCCACGGGGGTCGTGCGCGCCCATGCGGCCAGGCGCCTGGACGGCATTGTCAAGGAATTGGACGCCGAGGGGGAGTTCCTCTGGCGAGTCGTTCGCCTGACCGCCACCTCGGTGGCCTCGCAGGCCAGCTACGCACTGTCGGCCCTGGCCTTCGCCGTGGACGCGCCCATCCGGTATCTCCGCAGCGGCGAGACCACTGGCACTCCGGTCGAGCCGATGGCACACGCGGAATACATGGTCCTGCCGGACCGGACGGTCACGAGCGCGACGCCGTCGCGCTACGCCATCGAGAAGACGCTCTCCGGGGGCAGGGAGGCCCTGACGCTTTATCTCTACCCCGTGCCGTCTGGATCGGGCGACACCATCGAATACACGGCGGCGCTGCGGGCGAAGGACTTCAACACCGGCGCCACCAACCCGGACTTTCCGTCGTCCTGGACGAACGCTCTCACCTGGGCGCTCGCGGGCGACCTGGCGCCCGACTACGGGCAGGCGTCGCTCGCGCCGCTCTTCAACAAGCGATTCGAGACGGCCAAGGAGAGGCTTATCGGGGCCGACAACGAAAAACAGGGCCTTGTGCTGGTGCCGTTCGGCGGCCCGGGGAACTGGTAGTGGCGACCACGTCGACCAGAATCGCGCTCTTCGCCAACGGGCTCCGGGACACGACCGGTGCCGTCGTGGCGTCCGGACTGGCGCGCTTCTACCAGCCGGGCACGCTGACCACGCAGACGGTCTACAGCGATGCCGCCTGCACTACGGCCTACACGCAGCCCATCACCCTGAACGCGGGCGGGCAGGCGACGATCTACACGCTGGAGGCGGTTCGCTGCATCGCCAAGGACGCGACCGACTCGGTCACCCTCTACGACGATATCATCAACCTTCAGCGCCACGACGCCGTCTATGTCACCTCGGCGGGATTCAACAGCGGAGCCGAGACGACCCTCGAGAACGCCCTGGCCGAGTTCACGACCTCGACCGGGGCTGGGGCGAACCTCAAGGAGTCGACCGGAGCATCGGCCAGGGCAATCAAGACTGTCGTCTACGAGCGCATGATATCGGTGAAGGACTTCGGCGCCGTCGGCGACGGGACCACGCCGGATGATGCTGCCATCCAGGCAGCCTCAGACCGCGTCGAAGCGCTCGGCGGCGGGATCGTCTACTTCCCGAAGGGCACCTATCTCGTCAACGCCACCCTGGCCATCGACACAGCCGGCGTCTCCTGGCAGGGAGCCGGGCGCGGAATCAGCATCATCAAGAACGCACAGACGGCCGCCAACGCGCTGAACGTCAATCTCGGCAGCGCGACCGACTGTAAGCTCTTCATTCGCGATCTATCCTTCACGGCCTCGACCACATCAAGCGGGACCGGAATCAACGTCGCGAACGGAGACCGGATCCACATCTGCAACGTGTCGGTGGCCCTGCATCGCACTGGCATCGCCACGGCCGCGACCACGTCCCCCTGGCTTGAGCGCGTCTGGATCGAGTCGACCGATGACAACTCCGCTGGCGTCGGCGTGTCGCTCGGCATCCGCGGGCGCATCGAGAACAGCGAGATCGTGTGCGGCACTGCCAACGGCACCGGTGTCTCGGCCTCGGGCACTGACGGGCGCGTCGAGGACTGTTACGTCAGCAAGTTTGCGACGGGCGTTGCCTTGTCAGGCGCTCGCTCGGTGGCGCGCGGCGGACACGTGACCACGGCGACGACGGGGCTCAATCTCAGCGCGGCCGGGTGCAAGGCCATCGAGGTCTATGTCACCGCGGCCACTACGGGTATCCAGATTGGAGGGGTTGCAGGGTGCTGGGTCGAGGGTTGCGAGGGGGCTTCCAATACCACGGATTTCAGCGTCAACGTGTCCGCAACGGGCCTGCGCGAGTTCAACAACTTCACGACCTACAGTGCGAGCGGCGGGGCCCTGTATGTCACCTATCCCGAGCGCTACCAGGTTGCTTACACGACGAGCTCGTCTACCACGCCGAGTTGGACGCCGACGCACTCGCCGCACCTCATGCAGATCCTCGAGTGCACCGCCACGAGCGCGGTCACGCTCACCATCAACAACCCCACCACGACCAATGCCCAGCCGGGCGACGTTATCTGGCTTCAGATCGCAAAGACCGGCGCCAACAGCATTAGTGGCGTCACATGGGGGAACAAGTACGCCAATATCCTGGCCGCCCCCTGGACGAACGCGCCAGGTGGCGTGTCCAGCGGGCAGTGGCTGACCCTGACCTTCATGTATGACGGCTCCGTTTACCGTGAGATCGACCGCGCGACAGCGAGGAGCACCTGATGCCGCTCACGCAGGTCAATACCAGTGGCGGCCAGGTCTCGGGCGTGGACGACCTCTCGTCGGCTGCCTCGTCGGTAGTCAACTGGGAGGTGGATGACGCCGGGATCAACCGGCCACGTCCAGGGCTCGCCTCGTATACGGCCACCGGACTAGGCGCTTCGAAGGTGATCGGGCTCTTCCACTGGGCGGCCTACGTTCTCATTGTCACTGAGGACCGCTACATCTGGGCCATCAACGACTCGGTGCCCGAGTATGTGCAGCCGCTGTCGACAGCGGCTGCCGCCACGCATCTGGAAGGCTCCCAGCGGCCGACCTTCGTCGGCGGGGACGACTACGTCTACATCGCGGGGGGCGGGCGGATCATGCGCTGGAATACGTCACTGCCCAGCGCAGAGTTGATCAGCGGGTCACCGGCCTGCACGCACATCGCCACGCTCGGCAACTACCTCGTCGCCAACGATCTCTCCGCCCCCTCGGTCTTTCGGTGGTCTGACATCGGAGAGGGCGCATGGACCTCTTGGCCGGCCGCGAACGCCAGCAGTGTCGATGCCAGGCCCGATCCCATTGTGGCCATCTACGAGAACACCAATGAGGTGCTCGTCTTTGGCTCCGAGACCACGCAGGTCTATGCCATCGGGAGCGATGCGACTCTGCCGTTCGACCGGATCTCTGCGGTGAGCACGGGGCTCGGGGCGCCGTACGCCTGCGCCCTCATCGGCGAGGAGTTCGCGGTACTCGACAGCGCCCGCCAGCTCTGCATGACGGACGGGCGCTCGTTCACTCCGTTCGGGGACGCGGTCAAGAACGACATCGACAGCCTGTCGACCCGCTCCGACTGCTGGGCCTACTACGAGGCGCGGGGGCAACAGGTCTACGTGATTTTCCGCTTCCCCACTGCCAGGCGGACCTTCGTCTATGATCTGCGCGCTCAAAAGACGCTGGAACGCGCCTACTACCTGGCCCCCTTTCAGACGGACTGGCCAGTTGGCGCCTATCTCTACTGGCCGCGGTACAACTACCACCTCTTCGGCTCCACGCTGGCGGCTGGCGGGTTGATGCGCTTCGATCCCACCAGCCGCCAGGACCTCGGGGGTCCTCTCGTCTGTGAGCGCACCGAGGGCTGGCACGACTTCGGCACCCAGGCGCGCAAGGCGAGCTCGCGAGTGCGGGCCATCATGCGCCGGGGAACGGCAGCTGAGGGCGCGACGCCTGGAGCACTCGAGGTGCGTGTCCAGAACGACGACAGCGCGTGGTCGGCCTGGAAGCAGCTGTCCATTGGGGCGCCCGGGGACTACGGGCAGAAGGCCGACACCTTCGCCACGAACGGTATCTTTCGCCGACGCCGCTACGCCACCCGCTTCTCCACAACCGAGGATTTCTCACTCGTCTCGCTGCATGACGACATCAGGGAGTTGGCTTCGTGACCTGGGAGTCCGCGAAACCGGCCGACCAGTGGAAACCGGACTCGAAGGAGTTGCGTCGCTTCCTGCGCGAGATACATCGAGCCTTTGCGGCGCGCGGCAGCCTTACGTGGAACCCGCCGAACGTTGGCGCCAGCACGAGTGTCGACACAACCCTGGACGTGGCCACATATCCAAGTCTCCAGGGGCTGCGCCCTGGCATGCACGTCACCATCACCCCGCCGTCCTCCGTCACGGCCGGAATCATGGGGTGGGCCTGGGTGGCTGCCGACGACACGCTGACGATTCGACTGGCCAACGTCACCGCCGGGGCCATCGACCTCGGCAGCGGCGAATGGTCATTCATGGGGGTGCTCTGATGGGCATTGGCGACTGGCTCGCGCGCGGAGCCGCCGACCTGGCGACCGGCGGAGGATACGAGGCATACCGCTATCTGCAGAACCAGGCGTCGCGGGGCTACAACACCGCCGCCGGTGGCGCGCGCCAGGCATCCGACTGGGCTCGCCAGTTTAGCGATGAGCAGTGGCGCCGGCAGATGGAGGGTCTGCAAGGGGCCCAGGGGGCCATGACTCCCTCTAACGCAGCCTGGATGCAGCTCTATGGGAACATGACCCCGAGCCAGCCCGGCGCGATGGAGGAGTGGTACGCGCAGAACGGCGGGAAATACGGCGACCCCACGCAGACCAGCGCGGCGCTCGACAGCTACCGGCAGTACATGGGCCAGCCCATGCAGGCCCAGGGCGCCTACGCCCAGATGCAAAACTACATGCAGCAGCCCTCATCGAGCCAGGGCGCATACGACTACCTCAAGGCTCAGATCCAGCAGGGCTCGAACGGACAGGCGGCCTACGGGGCCCAGCAGCAGCAGTTCCGCCAGCCCGGCACGGGAGAGGACTGGTACTCGCAGAACGCGAGGATGTTCGCCCAGCCGACGCAGGCCACGAGCTTTTACCAGAACTATGCCGGTCAGCTCGCCGGCCCCGGGCGCTCGGAGGGCTTCCAGGTCGACACGTCCCGGATGGGAAAGCTGCAGGACGCACAGTCCGACCTCGTCACTGGCCTGCGTGGCCCTGGGTACCTCGACAAGGGCGCCGCCGAAGTGGGTGGGTACTACCGTGGCGCGAACGATGTCCAGAACTACGCCGCCCAGACGATGCCGCAGCTGCAGCAGCAGGGACAGTTCGAGAACTGGGCGCAGTCCGCCATCTCCGGCGACAATCCGGAGCTGCAGCGTGAGCGTGAGAGAGGCCTCGCCCAGCTGAACCAGGAGATGGCTCGTCGGGGGCACTTCAACAGCGGCGGCGCGAACACCGCGATCGGGAACTATGTGGCCGAACAGAATGCCAAGGAATTTGCCCAGAAGAGCGGCCTTGCCCAGCAGGCCCAGCAGTTCCAGCTGCAGCGACTCGGCCAGGGCCAGGGGCTCGCCCAGGGCGCATCGTCCGAGAAGATGGGGACCGGCTCTGGCCTCCAGGGACTGTTCGCCCAGCAGGACCAAAGCAAGCTGGGCCGCGACCAGCTTGCCGCCCAGATCATGCAGAGCCAGACCCAGCAGGACCTTGCGGCCCAGCAGCTCGGCCTCCAGGCCGCGGGTCAGTCGGACCAGGCGAAGCTGGCCAGGCTGCAGGGCATGTCGGGGATGGCCAGCCAGGCGGACTCGTCCACCCTGGCCCAGCTCCTCGGGGGCATGAACGCGGCCTACGGAGCCCAGGGCCTTGCGCAGAGCCGGGCCATGAACGACATCAACGCCGCGAACACCGTGGACCAGCAGAACCTGGCCAGACTGATGGGCCTCAACCAGAGCGCGAACGCCAACGACGCAAACGCCCTGGCCCGCCTCGCCCAGCAGTACGGCATGGCACAGGGGCTCGACCAGGGCGCGATGGCCCGTTACGGGATGCTCGGCAGCCTGAGCGGCCAGGAAGACGCCCAGCAACTGGCCAGGCTCAATGCCTGGGGCACCATGGCCGGCAACGCCCAGGGGGCGCAGCAGTCGCGAGCCAACGCCGACCAGGCCGCACGGGACGCGGCCATGCGGGCTCGGCTTGGCATCGACCAGACCAACGCCGGTCTCTATGCGCAGTTCTATGGGACGGGCGGGCAGCTGAGCGGGCAGGCGATGAGCGATTCGTACAACGCCTGGGCCAATGCCGCCCAGCTCGAGGGCCTGGGCCAGAACGCATCGGCCGAGGTCCCATTCAAGGTGGCCGGCACTGTCATTGACGGGTACAAGGCAACCCAGGGCATCCCGTCTGCGCAGACGCAGGTTCCGGGCGTCGATGGTGGCTCGGCGTCCCAGATGCTCGGCCCTGTCAACTACGCAGGGCCGGACTACGGGCGGATGTTGCTCAATCAGTACTTGGACGTCGGGGCGGGGGGCCTGATGCCCGGTGAGGCCGACGCGCTCAGGTCCCAGTACTACTTGGCCAACGGCCTGACCGATCCGAACGCCGCCCGGCGGGCGAAATACCTGCAGGACTGGGGATACGTCACATGAGCTGGAACGGCATCCAGATGCCCCAGGAGTCCGGCGTGAGCCGAGGTCTGTCGTCGCTGCAGGAGGCGCTGGCCCGCATGGCCCAGGACAACCTTCAGCGCCAGCAGATGGCCGCGGCGCTGCTTCGCGCCAAGAAGGCCGACGCTCGTCAGGCCCAGTTGGACTACCAGGCCGCCTACGGCAAGGCGCAGTCCCTGGCGGCGGCCGGCGACATGGAGGGAGCCCATGCCATCATGGCGCCCTACGCGCCGCAGATGGGGCAGCGCCCGTTGCAGGCTACCACCCCGTCTGCCGGGTCAATGACGGGCGAGCAGAGCGATGCCATGGAGGAAGGCGCCCTGCAAGGAACCCTCAACCCCATCGCGGCGGCCCAGAAGGCCGAACAGGACAAGGGTGCTCGTTCGGCCAAGATCCTGCGGGGGACCTTCGGCGGCCAGCAGTGGACGATCGATCCCGAGGCCACCCGCGAGGCGCGGGGCCGGCGCTTTGACTCGGCCACGCAGGGGCTCGACGAGGAGACCACGGCGGACTATCAGAAGTTGCGGCCGGCACTGATGGCCTCGAATCAGGATGTTGATCCGGCCGACGTCGTGAGGTTTCTCCACGGCCAGGTGTCGCAGCGACGCCTGGAGGAGGCTGACCGTGGTCGCGCAGTAGCCGACCAGAGGCGGCTCGACCAGCAGCTCGAGATCGAAAAAATGCGGGAACAGTCCCGCCGCGAGCTCGAGAGTCAGCAGCAGGCCGGCGGGAAGTACAAGCGCCGCTCAGGTGGAGACGGAGGCGGCGGAGACGGGTACAACCCGAGAATCGAGCGGGCCAACAAAGCCGCACTGTCGTCCTTCGACACGTCCGTAGACCGCTGGTCTCGCACCAGCGACCTCGACCATCTGGCGAAGTCGCACGAGGAGGCCGAGCGGGCGCAGGAGAGCCTGCGTAGCGGCAACCCTGCAGGCGCCGCTCACGCGCTCGAGAAGTTTGTCAGCGTTTCTCGGAGTGGGATAGCCACGAACGCCGCACTTGGTCTCTTTCAGAAGCACCTATCCGGCGTCGGAGGCACAGCCAAGGGATACATTGAAAGATTGCGGACCGGCAACCTCGGCGCCCAGCAGATAAAAAATCTCAACGATGCGCTCGAGACAGTGCAGCAGTCGATCAAGTCTCAAATCGAGGCCAAGCGCCAAGCCTTCGTCAATTCCTACTTCACCCCGGCCTACAGCGAGATGAAGGGCAATGTCGAGGACCGGTACGAAAGGCTGTTCGGCCCACTCGGCTACAAAACCGAGTACGACCCCAACGCCAAGACGATTGCGCTCGGCACCGGCCGTCGCGCCACCGCCACCGGGCGCGGGACAGCGGCGCCCGCCGCCCTGTCGCCGGACGACCAATCGAAGGCCCAGATGGCACGCGAACGCCTGGCGAAGGACCCCAACGACGCCGTTGCACGACAATGGCTGGAGCATCACGGGCTGAAATGAGTGACCCTCTCGCCGACGATCTTGCGCTCTGGCAACGCCAGGCGGCTTCCGATCCGCTGGCGGCGGACCTTGTTCGCAAGTCGCGCACGCAGGCCCAGTGGGAGGCGTCTCCAGAGTACGCCCGTCTCAAGGCCAAACACGACGCGACGATGGCCAAGGTCGACAAGCTGAAGTCCGAGCCTAGCCCCTGGTCGCTCAGGGGCGCTCTCAGCAACCCTGGCGGACTTGGTCGCGACTTTGTCGTTGGGGCTGGCACGGTCTTCGAGGACGAGGCCAACGCCGCCACGCTCGGACTCTATGGGCGGGCCATGGACGCGGTCCAGCCGGAGGCGAGCCGGAACGCGGCGAAGGCGCAGATGGCCGAGGCGCGGCAGACGCCCGGGTGGAACATCATGAGCGGCACCGGCCAAGCGGGGGCCGCCGGCCTCGGGGCCCCAGGCAAGGTCTTTCAGGGGCTTACCGCGCTACAGCAGGTGTCAAGGCCGGTCATCACCGGGGCGCTTGCCGGCGGGATCACGGGCGGAACTCATGCGGCCGTAGATTCGGCCGGCCGAGATGCCCCTGGGGACACGCTCAGGAGCGTCGGGCGGGGTGCACTCGTCGGGGCAGGCCTAGGTGCTGGCGCCGGGCTGATCGGGAAGTGGATCGGCGGCGCGCCAGAGCGGAAAGCCGAGTCGGAGCTCGCCGGGCTCAAGGAGGGCGTCCAGAACCGAACGAGGGTGCAGAAGTTCGTGCCACGCGAGGACGATTTGCGGGCGGCCCTGGCCAAAGAGCCTGACTTCCGCGCCCTGGCGAAGACGGATCCGAAGAGCGCCCTGCCGGAGGCGCAGCGGATTGTCCGCGATCGCTCGGATGCCCACCTCAACCCGATTTTCGACACAATGGCGCGCACGGGGAATGACCAGGTGCCGGTGGGACTGGTCGTCAATCAACTCAAAGCGGCTCGCGCTGGCTTCAATCCCATCGCAGCCAAGGGGCAGGTCGCCGTCATCGACCAAATGATCGACGACTTCCAGAGCATGGCCCAGCAGAACGGCGGTCGACTGCCGGCGCAGTTCATACGAGAAACCGCCACCGAGTTCGGCAACCAGGGCCACGGTAACGTGCCGATGTTCGGCCAGGTGGCGCTGCCAAAGCAGGTCAAGCAGTCCGTGTCGGGCGCCCTGCGAGAGTCCATTGGAGATCACCTGGAGGGCCTTGCGGCCAGCCCCGGGGCTGGCAAGGCGCTGCGCTCAGCCTACGAGTCGGCAAACCGCGAGGTGTCAACCTGGCTCACCATCCGCGACATCATCGAAGAGAAGGCCGCTCGCGCTACCGGTGGAGCCACGCCCATGGCGGACCTGGTCTCGGCCGGCGTTCAGGCGGTCAAGCACCCGTTCATGACTGGGGCAAAACTGCTGGCGGGGAAGGCCCCTGACATCATCGATCGGAACGTACTCGGACCAATGGTCGGTTCCCCCATGGGGCAGAAGATGGCGCCTCTCGGCCAGGCTCTCCAGCAAGGCGCGGCTCCGGTGGGGTCCAACATGCTCACGGGAGCTGCGCGAGAACGTCGGAGGCGCGACGCCGAGTTGGCGGCCCGACTGATGTCAGGAGGGGGCCAGTGATCTCAGAGCGACGAGATCGGGTGGGCGGTGAACGTGCCCATGGTCCAGCACCCGAACAGGATTGTCGTTGCCGGCGGCGCGGAGTCGCCCGCGCGCTCGAAGACCGCCGCCACGCCGGCCGTGGCGCTCGAGAGAACCAGCTTGCCATGGTCGAAGAAGTAGACGCTGGTCTCCTGCCGGTGAGGGGACTCCGGGCACGACGCCTGTCGCGGCGTCATCATGACCTGCCCGGCCTTCGAGAAGTCGGCGTCACCGGCCTCCATGTCGGCCGCGAACTGCCCCGACTGAAGCGCGCATATGGCGCCGGTATTGTAGGTCCCCGCGACCGTGTCGAAGGTGATCCCAATCGAGCAGGACTGGTTGATGGGCGTCAGCCAGGAGCCATCAAGAGTCGGATCCTTGGCCGCGCATCCGACCAGTACCAGCAACACCGCGGGAGCGAGCTTCATGCTCACACGGTCCCACCGGCAGAGTCGCCGCGCAAGCTGAGCGGGCGTTCAGCCCAATTGCCGCAATGAGGAAGCCATGATCAAGCAACTGAACCCAACCTGCACCACCGCCCCGACGGCGACCACCACGGTCATCGCCCTGGACAGCACATGGGGGCTGATGGGCTCCCAGGCCGGCCAGGCTTCCGGGGGCACGTATCTGACGCCTGGTCCGTACCGGGCACGGTGGCAGCACGCGGTTATCAAGGTCATCGCGGAGTGCGCGACCGCCGACATGACCGTGGCGGACCAGATCCTCACCGACGCCGGAACGGCGGCGGCTGACTGGGAGACCCAGGGCGCCTCGGGTACCCATACCATCACGGCGGGCGCGGCGCCGACCACATGGGAGTTCAAGCCGATGGGCGCCGACTGGCGGCTCGCGATTACCTCGGCAGGCTCGCCCACGGCGGTGCGCGTGCGCATCCAGGTGGTCCTGCCCTCGACGGACTACGGGAACTGAGATGGCCACGGGCCAGCCCACGTTCTCGCCGAGCCTGTCATTCCTTGTGCCGGTTGTGACGAAGACGGGCGCCTACACGGTGACCGACGATGACCACACGGTGCTCGCCGACGCCACGGGGGGCGCTTTCGACGTGACCCTGCCAAGCGCCGTGGGACGCCGAGGCCGCGAGTTCTTCGTCAAGCGCATCAGCGCCACCAACACAGTCACGGTGAAGTCGTCCGGGGGGACGCTCGATGGAACCGCCGCAGCCACCGGTATCGCCCTTGACGCGCAGAACAAGGGACGGACGTTCCGCAGCGATGGCACAAACTGGCAGATCGCGAGCGGCATCGGCTAGCTGATGGCCACGGGCGATCCCACATACACCCCGCCGCTAACTGGCGGCAGCGTCGCGGTCAAGGACGACGGCAGCACCGTCGTCGCGGCCGGCACGGCGATCAATTTTCGCGAC